ACGGTGTCGGCCGCGCGGACGGCTGCAGCCTGGCTCGGCTCGGCTCTGGCCGCGTCCGCGACGTGGGTGGCAGCGGTCGTCCGGGCCGGGATCACCAGCGCGGCCACGTTCCTGATGATGGCCGCGCGGGCGGTGGTGTGGGCGGCGACGATGGCCGCCTCGTGGATCGTGGCGATGGGCCCGGTCGGCTGGATCATCGCCGCCGTGATCGCTCTGGCCGTGCTGATCTACGCCTACTGGGACGAGATCAAGGCGTTCACGATCGCCGCCTGGAACGCGGTCTGGTCGTGGATCAAGGGCGTTGCCCAGAAGCTGTGGGATCTGTTCCTGTCCTGGACGATCGCCGGGCTGATCATCAAGCACTGGGACACGATCAAGGCGAAGACCATCGCCGCCTGGAACGCGATCATGGCGTGGGTGCGCCAGATCCCCGGCTGGATCTACAACGCCTTCCTCAACTGGACGGCCCTTGGGCTGCTGATCAAGCACTGGTCGGCGATGAAGAACGCCACGGTCCGCAAGGCGACCGAGCTGATCAACTGGGTGAAGGGCATCCCCGGGCGGGTCCGATCCGGGCTCGGCAACCTCGGCTCCGTCCTGACGGGCGCGGGCCGCGCGCTGATCCAGGGCTTCATCAACGGCATCAAGAACATGCTCGGCTCGGTGAAGAACGCGGCCGGATCGATCGTCAGCGCGGCCCGGGACTACTTCCCGTTCAGCCCCGCCAAGACCGGCCCCTTCGCGGGCAAGGGCTACACCCTGTACTCCGGTATGGCGCTCGCCGACGCCTTCGGGCAGGGCATCACCGACGGCACTCCGGGTGTCCAGTCCGCCCTCGACGGCCTGGGCACCGTCCCGGGCCTGCGCACCGCGAGCCGGATCGGCGCCGGCGGCGCGGCCGCGCAGACCACGCGGATCCTCATCGAGGTCGCCGGGCCCGAGGCCGTCAAGCAGATCATCCGCGCCATCGTCATCAAGGACGGCGGCGGCAACGTCCAGAAGGCCCTCGGCAAGGCGAAATCGAGCGCGTGAGCGCGAACCCGTGAGGAGGCCCGCATGGCGTTCCCCAGCACGCCCCTCGACATCCGCACCGAGCTGCAGCTCGACGGGGCGTGGACCGACATCAGCGGCGACGTGTACGTGCGCGACGTCAAGGAGGTCGACCACGGCCGCCGCGACATGGGCTCGCGCACCGACCCCGGCTCGCTGACGCTCACGCTGAACAACAGGGACGGGAAGTACACCACCCGCAACCCCGAATCGCCGCTGTGGGGGCTGCTCGGCCCGAACACCCCCATCCGCGTGTCGGTGCCCGGCGACGTCCGCTACCTCGAACTCACCGGCGCCGAGACGTCCTACGCCTCCACCCCCGACCACGCCTCCCTCGACCTCACCGGCGACATCGACCTCCGCTGGGAGGGCGAGGCGAACTGGTACGGCCCGGGCGCGGTCATGCTGATCGGGAAGTGGGGCGCCTCCGGTGACCGGTCGTACCACATGCGGCTGCAGGACGGCTCGCTGTACATGCAGGTGCACTACGGGTCAACGACGTTCGTGTTCACCGCGCAGCCCCTGCCCGTACTGCCCGACCGGGCCGCGCTGCGCACCGTCCTGGACGCCGACAACGGCGCCGGCGGCTGGTCGATGAGCCACTACTGGGCGCCGACCATCGCCGGACCCTGGACACAGATCGAGTCGACGTTCTCCTTCACCGGCATCGGCCCGATCACCGTGCACACCAGCACCGCGCCGCTCGCCGTGTCCCCGTCCCACCTGACCGCCACCCCGCCCCGGCGCCCCTTCGAGGGCAAGGTCTACAAGGCCGAGGTCCGCGGCACCGCCGGGGCCGTCGTCGCGGCCCCCGACTTCACCGCCCAGGCCGTCGGCTCGACGGGCTTCAGCGACTCCGCCGGCCGCGCCTGGACCTACAGCGGCACCGCCCGCATCTCCGACCGCGCCTACCGCTTCCACGGCGAGATCTCCACCTGGCCCAAGGAGTGGGTGCCCGGCGGCTCCGACGTGTGGTGCTCGGTCGAGGCCTCCGGGGTGCTGCGCCGCTACGACCAGGGCACCAAGGCCCTCAACTCCACGCTGCGGCGCCGCATCCCGTCCGGGAACCCGATCGCCTACTGGCACTTCGAGGAGGACCGGGAGGCCTCGCGCGCGTACTCGCCGATCGCCGGCGTCGCCGCGGCCGCGGTGACCGGGGTGGAGTGGGCCTCCCTGGACACGCTGCCCAGCTCCAAGGCACTGCCCAAACTCAGCGCCGCCGCGACGCTGTCGGCGATCGTCCCCGACCACGACCCCGCCGGGCAGTGGCAGGTCGAGTTCGTCTACAACGCCGACGACACGCCCCCCGTCGCCTACACCGAGATCGCCAGCGTCTCCACCACCGGCACCGTGCGCCGCTGGTCCCTCAACCTGCGCAACGGGGCGGGCCGCGTCCTCGGATACGACGCCTCCGGCACGGCTATCGTCGACCAGAACGTGGCCCTGGGCGGCGACGTGTTCCACAACTGGGTACGCCTGCGCTTCTGGGTCAGCGAGGCCGCGGGGACCGTGACGTGGGGGATGTTCTTCCAGGACCCCGGCGGCGACGCGGGCGGCATCAGCCGCACCGTGGCCGGCACCGCGGGCCGGGTGAGCGCCATCACCGCGAACTGGGGCACGGCCACGGAAGGATGGGGCTTCGGCCACCTGTCCGTGCTGCCGGAGGCGGGCAGCAGCCTCTACACCGGCTCCGACACCGGTTACGCGGGCGAGACGGCCTGGCAGCGCCTGAGTCGTCTGGCGTCCGAGGAGGGCCTGCCCATGGCCCGGGTGCCCGGCCGCCTCACCCCCGAGCGCGTGGGGCCGCAGCGCCCCGAGGAACTCCTCGAACTGCTGCACCAGGCCGCGGACGCGGACGGCGGCATGCTGATCGAGGACCGCGACCGGCTCGGCCTGGTCCTGCGCGAGCGTTCCAGCATGTACACCCAGGAGCCCAAGCTGGTCCTCGACTGCACCATGCCGGGCCTGGACGACGAGAACCTCAAGCCCGCCGAGGAGTCCGACGTCGCCCGCAACGACATCACCGTCAAGCGGGCCGGCGGCTCGGAAGGCCGCGCCGTGCAGACGACGGGCAAGTTCGCGATCGGCCGGATCGGCTCCTACGACACCGCGCCCGAGCTGTCGCTGTTCGCCGACACACAGACCGAGCCGATCGCCTACTGGCTGCTGCACCTGCTCACCTACGACGGCGCCCGCTACCCCAAGGTCACCGTCATGCTCCACAAGCCCGGCGCCCAGACGCTCATCCCGGACGTCCTGGCGCTGCGCGAGGGCGACCTGATCCGCATCACCAACCTGCCCTCCTACGTCGAGCGCGAGGACCTCGACCTGATCGTCCAGGGCTGGCACGAGGAACTCGACCTGCAGCGCTGGACGATCACCTTCAACTGCTCGCCCGGCGGCCCCTGGCGCCTGGCGACCACCAACGTCATCGCCGAGGGGTTCGAGGACGGCGTCTACGACGTGACGATCACGAACGGCGGCACCCTGCCGTGGACCCGCACCAGCGCCCAGGCCCACAGCGGCACCAACTCGCTGCGCTCCGGCGCGATCAGCAACAACCAGACCTCGGACGCGGCCCTCGTCCTGCCCGCGGCCGCGACGTCGCTGTCGTTCTGGTACCGGACCTCCTCGGAGGCGTCCGGGCCCGGGTTCGAGGGAGACCGGCTCCTCGTCCTCGTCGACGGCGTCCAGGTCCTGCGCGCCCAGGGCGCCACCGGGTGGACGAGATTCACCGTCGACGTCACCGGCAAGTCCGCGGTCGTCTTCCGCTACCAGAAGGACAACTCGGCGACGTCCGGGGAGGACGCCGTCTACATCGACGATCTGCGGATCATCGTGGGCAGTCACGCGCCCGCCAAGGCCAACACCGACGGCTCGGTGCTCGCTGCCGGTGTCGACGCGGACGACGGCACCCTCAGCGTCAACGTCATCGCCGGGCCCCGGTGGACCACCGACCCTCACGAGATGCCGATCCTGATCGCGGTCGGCGGCGAGCAGATGCTCGTCACCGCCATCTCCGGCACCAGCAACCCGCAGACCTTCACGATCGGCGCCCGCTCCTACAACGGCGTCACCAAATCCCACGCCTCCGGGGCCCCCGTGGCGCTGGCCTACCCGGCGATCGCGTCGCTGTAGAAGGGAGAACGGCGTGGCGACACCCGTTGAGCAGTGGTTCGCCGGGATGGACATCACGGCCGGACGGCTGGAGTCCATGAACCAGCGCTCCGCGTTCCAGGTCACGAACTTCGGCGCGGACTCAAGCGGCACGGTCAACGCCGACCCCGGCATCCAGCTCGCCCTCAACGCCGCCCGCGACGTCGGCGGCGCCCAGGTCATCGTCCCACCCGGCGTGTACCTGATCGGCGCGACGCTGCGGATCTACAGCAACACGCGGCTCACGTTGATGGCGGGCGCGGAGTTCCGCCGCAACGTCGCCTCGACGATGATCATCAACGGGGACGCGGGGCAGTCCTTCGGCGGCTACACAGGTCACTCCCGGATCGTCATCGAGGGCGGCCTGTGGAACATGCGCGGGACGACCGTCGGCCTGACCGCGAGCGCGATGTGCATCTCGATCGGGCATGCCACCGACATCGTCATCCGCGACCTCGAAGTCCGCGACCTGCCCGGCTTCCACGCCGTCGAGCTGAACAGCACACAGCACGGACTCGTTCAGAACTGCCAGTTCCGCGGTTACGTGGACCCCGGCGGCCGGGACTTCTCCGAGGCTGTACAGCTCGACCTCGCCAAGTCGTCGTCGGTGTTCGGCGGGTTCGGGCCCTACGACCACACGCCGACCCAGGACGTCCTCATCTCGGGCTGTCACTTCGGGGCCTCCGGGACCGCGGGGACGACCGCGTGGCCGCGTGGGATCGGCTCCCACTCGGCGACGATCACGAAGTACCACCGGCGCATCCGCATCAGCGACTGCGCATTCGAGGGGATCCTCCAGTACGCCATCAGCGCGTACAACTGGGAGGACGTGACGATCGGGAACAACACGTTCGTCGACTGCGGAAGCGGGGTCCGCTGCCGGTCGGTCATCCTGTCCGACACCGAGGACACCAAGCTGCCCGACGGCACGCAGACCAGCGCCAGCCAGGTGATGCGGAACGTCACGATCAACGGCAACAGCTTCCGTGGAGGCCTCGCCTACGACGAACCGATCGTCATCCTCGGCGAGACGACCGGCACCGTCCTCAACGTCACGATCTCCGGTAACGCCATCGACGGCTCCACCAGCGGGCAGGCCGGCATCCGCATCCAGGAAGCCTCGCGGATCACGGTCGGCGACAACGTCATCGCCAACGTCAACGGCACCGGCATCTCGACGGAGGACTGCAACAACCTCGTCATCGCGAACAACGTGGTGTGGACCCCGGCCGCGCACGGCATCACCCTCGTCGACACGACGCACTCCACAGTGATCGGCAACCAGACCAGGGACACCGGTAACAACGGCATCCTCGTCCAGGCCGGGAACGACATCCACGTGCGCAACAACTACGTCAAGGCGCCCGGCCGGGCGGCGAACGCCACCTACTACGGAATCCGCGTCTCGACGGCGACGGCCAGCATCAGCTTCTCGGGCAACAAGTGCCGGCCGAACGGCTCCTCGCCCGAGGCGATCAACGGCCTGTCAATCACGAACACGTGCACGCTCGTCCAGCGGTACGGCAACGACTGGCGAGGCTCGACGTGGACCGGCTCGGCGCTCGACGACCTGTCGACGACACCGAACACGTCGGCTTCCGACGTCACCTGACCTGGGAGGGTCCATGAGTTTCAGCCTCCACGCGGAGGGCCTCATCGCCGACGTCGTCGAGGAGGTGACCGCGGCCGACAGCGGCGGCGACACGCAGTTCGAGGCCGTGCGGGCGTTCGTGCTCGCCGAGCTGCAGGCGTGGCCGACCGAACCGCCGGCCCTGAACGGCGTGCTCGTCGACATGGCCGGCCATCAGGAAGCGTCGAGCCGGAACGTCACGGTCGTCATGCGGCCGCTCAGGGTCGGCCCGCTGGAGGACTGATCGCCCCCGATCTCACCTAACGCCCCGAGCCACCCAGGCCGGGGCGTTCTTCATGCCCTGGAGGACTCATGGCACCACCCATGCTTCCCGCGACCTTCGCCGGCATCCTGCGCGCCGAGGGCCTGGTCGTCGTCGAGGTCGGCGACTGGGAGCACCACAACCGCAACCACATCGGGCCGTGGGGTCCGATGCACGGCGTGATGATCCACCACACGGTGACGTCCGGCTCGGCCCGCACGGTGGAGATCTGCCGCAAGGGCTACACCGGTCTGCCCGGCCCGCTGTGCCACGGCGTCATCACCAAGGACGGCAAGGTGCACCTCGTCGGCTACGGCCGCGCCAACCACGCCGGCCTCGGCGACGGCGACGTGCTGCAGGCCGTCATCGGCGAGACCGCGCTGCCCGCCGACAACGAGGCGGACACCGACGGCAACCGCCACTTCTACGGCTTCGAGTGCGAGAACCTGGGCGACGGCGAAGACCCGTGGCCCGAGGCGCAGCTGCTCGCGATCGAGAAGGTGTCGGCCGCGATCTGCCGGCACCACGGCTGGAACCAGCGCTCCGTCATCGGCCACCTGGAGTGGCAGCCCGGGAAGGTCGATCCGCGCGGCTTCACCATGGCGTCGATGCGCGCCCGAGTCGAAGCGCGGCTGGCGCCGACGGTCACGTACACGGTGCGGGCGGGCGACACCCTGTGGTCGATCGCCGCCAGCAAGCTGGGCGACGGGAACCGGTGGCGGGAGATCGCCGCCCTGAACGCCCTGAAGACCCCCGACGCGATCGTGCCGGGCCAGACCCTGAAGCTCCCCAGGAAGTGAGGTAGGTCCATGCGGATCTCGAAGTACGCCAAGGCCGTCGTCGCTGCTCTCACGGCTGGGGCGGGTTCCCTGTCCGTCGCGGTCACCGACGACGTCGTGTCGGCGGCCGAGGGGTGGGCGGCTCTGATCGCTGTCCTCGCCGCGCTCGGGTTCACGTGGGCGGTGCCGAACCGGCCGGACGGTGAGGCGGGAGGATGACGCCGCCGGAGTCGACGTCGATCGCGTTGGAGCTGGCCGAGCTCCGGCGCGCCGTCGACGTCGGGAACGCGACCACGCAGGGGCAGCTCGCCCTGCTGGTGCAGCGTACGGACCAGACCGATCAGAAGCTCGGCGACCACGAGCAGCGCCTGGACGCGATCGAACGCAGCCGCTGGCCGCTGCCCTCTATCGCGGCCGTCACCGCGCTGGCCGCGCTGGGGCTGACGCTGTACGACATCACCGGCCGCTGATGCACGGACGCCCCCTGCACGGTCCTCACGGGCCGGGCAGGGGGCGCTTCGTCATGCTCGAAGTCAGTGCAGCGCCTCGATGGCTTTCAGGATCAGAGCACGTGCCTGCGCTCCGTAGACGGCCATGCTCCGCAGCTGCTCGAATGTCTTCACGTACTGATCGATCTCGCTGGGCTGCGTCACGTTGATCTGCGCCGAGACCAACTCCACAGCCACCAGCGAGTCGTCGTAGATGTGGAACGTCTCCTCAGGCCACCGTGTCCGGCAGGCGGTCGCCATGGGGACGATGCCGAGGGAAACCGCAGGGAGGGCGCCAGCCGTGAGCAGGTGACCGAGCTGGGCGGCCATCGCGTCGGCGTCGCCGAGCCGGTAGTGCAGCACCGGCTCCTCGACGACCAGGACGAAGCGGCGGCCTGGCCCGTGGATGATGCGGGACCGCTCGACGCGGGCGCGTGCGGCCTCCGCGCTGTCGTCCACGGGCAGTTCGTCGGTACGAGCGGCGATGCCCAATACGGCTGCCGCGTAGCCCACTGTCTGGAGCAGGCCGGGGACGAGGGTGGATGAGTAGACACGGAAGAGTTCGGTGTCGTGATAGAGCCGGGAGCGGCTGTCCTGCAGGTGCTTGAGGCCAGCGCGGACCTGGTCCCGCCACTCCTTGTACATCAACTCGGCGTTGAGGGACTGGACGATGAGGTCCTGCGCCTGGCCCTCGACGTGGGTGGCGGCGCACCACCGGCGGATGTCCTTCGCAGTAGGGCCGGTGACGGCGTTCTCGATGCGGGAGGTCTTCGAGTAGTGCCAGCCGCAGGCGGAGGCCAGCTCGACGATCGTCAGCCCTGCCTCCTTGCGCAGGTCGCGCAGCCGTCGAGCGACGGCTTCTCGCGCGGCCTGGGCGGACGAGGACGGGGAGACGGGCATGAACTGGCCTACCGGTGCTTCCTGCTAGCGGATCTCGTACTGGTCGTGTGGAGTGGCGCGCTCCCACACCGCCTCGAATGCCTGGGCGCACAGCTTGGCCGCCGAGACGTCGTCGGAGAGTTCGTGGCCGGCTGAGGCGCCGTCACCGCTGAAATAGCCCCAGCGGATCAGGTGGCCGTCGAACAGCCAGAAGTCGTTGCCCGGCAAGGCGATGTCGGAGGCGCGCCGGCGCGGCAGCCACCGGACCTGTTCACCCGAAGCGATGTTGACGACGGTTCCGGCGTGCTCGTACCGGATGTAGTCGGTGACCGGCTCGGAGATGATGCGGGCACGTCGTACAACAACACCCCGCGCGACCGCCCCGGAGACGAGGTCGACCCAGGGAGCCCAGTGCTCCGAGGTCGGATCGCTATTCGTCTGGCCTGTGTTGAGCCACGTGGTGAATTCGTCGACTTCGTCAGTGACGGCGTACTGGTCGCGCATTTCCAGATGTATCGCGGAGCGCGTGCAGTTGGCCATCAGCTCATCGAACGGTGGCACGCTCGACGGCATCGCATGCCTCCCTGATCATCGGCACCATCCTGGCGGGGATACGGATCACGGCCTCGTCGTCCGGGATGCCTTTCGCGTGGCCCGGCACTTCGAACTCGGCACATTCCGCTTCGAGTTCCCGGCCGGGCTTCCAGCCCTGAAAGACGAGTTCCTCCTTCTCCTGATCGACCCACACCGTCGGACTGTCTGCCTTGCCGGTATCGGGGTCGATCCCGATGAACAGTAGCGACACGTCAGCCTCCATCCACGAGCCCTTGCAGTTCTTTGCATCACCGTCCCGGGCGGGAGTCGGCTCGTCAAGGGCGCGAAAGGGCCAGCGCCTCGACAGACAGCACCTTGCAAAGATCTGCACATTGCTGGCAGTGCTGCGCGCCCGGCTTCTAGCGTCGGCAGACACGAGAAGACCCCGGCGAGGTGACAGCCTCCCGGGGCGCGGCCAACGCTGCTGAGGAGCGTCGACAGTGACAACTTCTACCACCCGCCCGGACGGGGCGCCCAGCCCGGCCGAACCGGCCCGCCAGGTGCGACCCGAGGCCCTTCGGTGAGCCCGGCGCAGCAGACGACGATGGACCCGCCGATCACCCTTGGGCTCCCGCTCGACGAGCCGACGCCGCCGGCCGACTGTGGCGTGTGCGCGGCACTGGTGAAGCAGAGGTCCGAGGCTCAAGCGCGGGGTGACGGGTCGCGTGTGTCGGACCTGAACGTCGAGATCCGCAACCACCACGAGCCCCGCCCGAAGCGGAGGCGGTGACCGTGGACGCCAGCCAGGACGCCGACACCGGTAGCTCGTTCGCCTACTGCTCCTGGCACGAGGACTACAGCCGCAGCGCCCGCCTCGTGCGCCTGCCCGCAGACCAGGGGTCGGGTCGCGGCACCCCCGGCCTGTTCGCGTGCGCCTCGTGCCGTCACGCGTACGGCCTGGCCCCGCTCGCGGACCAACCGCTGTGAAGGCCGCCGAGAAGACTCCGGAGTGCCAGGCCCTGATGCATCGTCTGTGCGAGGGCCCCGGCGAGATCCGTCGCGAGGGCGCACCGGCGTGGGAGGCACCCATCATGACGATCCGCTGTGGGTGTTCCTGCCACTCGCGGAAGCGCTGAGACTTCCGCCCGTCCCTGCACCCCGTGAGTTCTGGGGACGGGCGGAACCCAGGCCCTGGCCGGTCATATGCGTCCCGGCCGGGGCCGCTCCATGTCAGCGGGGGCTCGTAGGCTGGCCGTGTCTATCCGCGTTGCTGGCTGCGCGCGGCTGCTCGGTGCAGGTCTGGGCCCTGCCGCGTCCACGCGCCGGTTTCCGCTGCGACCTTGGATTCGAAGGCCGGTCCACAGGCTGTGGAAATCGGCCACATAACCGCAGGTCAGAAGGCCGGAATGCCGCCACGACAACACCGCCCACGCAAGATCAACTGAAAGGCGTTATAGGAAAAGATTGGGGTTCCCGGTGCCCGTCCCGCCGCTGATGACGTACGACAACCGGGAGCGGATCAGGGCCCGCAGGACGCGGTCGCCGCCGGGCGGCACGGTGCCCGCCGTCACCAGTTCGGCGAGGGTGAAGGCACGGGGCCGGACGACTCTCAGGGAGAGGCACGTGGATCCGACGGCCACCGGTGGGAGGACCGCGTGGAGCCGGGTGCCGTCCGGGAGCCGGGCGTCCACCCACGGCCGGGCGTCGTCCAGCCGACGTCCGGCGACGGCTGCCAGCCGCTGCGCGAGCCGTCGTACGGCGGCCGCATCCGGGAAGGAGATCCCGGTCAGTTCAAGGCCGCCGCCCCGGTCCACCCACACCCGGTCCGGCGCCGACACCAGTACGTCGGTGACCGACGCGTCGGCGAGCAGCGGTTCCAGCGGTCCGCTCCCCACCAGCTCCGACCGCAGCCGCTCGGCCGCCCCGAGCACCTCGGCGTCGCCAAGGACCCGTCCCCGTTCCCGCAGCGCCTGCGCGACCCGCGCCGGTGTCGGCTCGGCGCCGCTCTCGACGAGCCACTGACGCACCCCGTCCAGCAGACCGTCGTCGGGCATCCCGCTCATACGCCCGCACCTCCGACCGCCGGCCGTGGGCACGTCGCGGGCCCCGGCATCTGTTCTCCGGGCAGGCGTTTCACGCCGCCTCACCCCTGACCGCGACCCGCTCCCAGAAGCCCTCGCAGAAGCGCGCGAGCGGTCCGCGCGGGGCGCCGCCCGGTGGTCTGCCGCCGTCCGGCAGACCGGCCTCGGTGGGCACC